GTCTCGATGGAAGAGTCTGAAGAAGGCAATGAGGAAATCATTTGCCACCGGACGGGGTTTCCCCGTCCCTAGGGATATGCGTCCCTATGCAGAAGCCTATAAATTAGGCTTCCATCTTCATTGGGGTCCCAATGAGGTAGGACAATATGTCCTCCTGTGGTCGCAGACACGCGCTACAGGTCTTGCGGACGGAAAGATGATCCGCAAAAGCATCGATAAGTATGTCGATACGGTGACAACACGTGTGTTGACGCCGAAGCTCGATGAGGCTACCCTCATTGACTGTTGTCGTGGCGCTATTGCGTCCGACCCCCGACTGTGTAAAATCTCAGTCGGTACGACGGCATGCCTTGAGCTGCCGCGCTCACAAGGTGGCAAAAGTGGCTACCTTCGAAGACTTTGTCTTCGTGGTCTTCCTAAAAAGGATAGACCCCTGAGTGTTGTGTATGACCCACACACTCTTACTCCTCATAAACTGAAGAGTCCCCGGCACTTAACATGTGCCCGTGACGTCGTCTATTGGGCGACGCAGCGTGCGATTGAATATCCCACGCATACTCGCTGTGTGCGCGTTCACGCGGTCAGCGAGCCCGGTAAGGCTAGAACCATTACCGTAGCACCCTATTCATTTCAGGTGCTCATGGGGGTGTTTGCACACCTCTTCCAAGGCACACTACGTTCAGTAGGTGTCAAGTCTGGTCTGACACGAGACCGGCACTTATGGCGTTTCTTATCAGACACCATGAACCCGCATAATACTGCGTGGTCGCACCTTACAGGTGACGGGCCCGTCTATGGGCTCTCCTCGGACTTCTCCGAGGCTACCGACTTCGGTGATCGCGGAGTCGCAAGGCAGATTTGGTCTGCCCTTATACAGCTTGCACGCTGTCAGCCAGATTTCCCAGTAGGTCTCGCTGTACTTGCAATGAATTTATATTGCAGTAAACGGTACGTATTCGTACCCTTTGAGCCTGGTTACAGGCTTGTGGTCACCACACGTGGGTGGCCTATGGGTGATATGATGACTAAAGTCATACTCACCATCGCTCATGATTACACCATGAGGATAGTAGGCCTGAAGGTCTACTCCCTAGTAGGGGACGACGAGGTCGCTCTGGCCAAGTCGCGCAGTGTGCTTCGCAAGCACATTGCTGCCGCACGTGAGATTTTCCGCGTGTCGGAGGAGGATACTTACATATCCACCCGCCTCATATTTTACTGTGAGGAAGGGGCGCTTGTACCACAGCGCCCTTCTGATGCCCTTTCCGTCTCTTTAAGACGCAGGCATCAGATTGGGTACTTAGACTACCCAAGAATCCGCCTTTTATTGGCGGAGAGAACAGAGACTGATCTCTATTCAATGACCAATATTGGTCGTTTCTCCTTGCTTGGCAAGGAGTCACGTTGGTGTTATCTGAGTAACAAACCAGCGTGTGAGTATTTTGAGCTTGCTCAGATACTCCAGCGGGTGCTTGTCCCGCAGGATTCGGACACACTGTGTCCCTATACACCGCTTGAGATGGGCGGTGACGGTGGCTTCACTAGCGATGCCACCTTTCTTCGTCAAGTTATTGACGACAAGTCTCGCGATTCCCGCGAGACCTTATATCGGATGAGTTCACTCATGCGTAATACGTTCAATTATAAATTTGTACGTAGTGAGAGACTTGATAAAGTCCCTCACAAGCATCACGGGTTTCTACCCGTTCTGCACACCCTCGCTAATTTTCTAGGCGAGGATGCTATCATCAGACCAAAGTCTGAGGACCGTAGACTATTGTTACAGTCTATGCATCTCAGTGATATTGAATCACCTGAGTTCACCTTTATGCGTTTAGCAAAGGGGTTTTATTACCGCTGTGTTTTTAACGGCGTTAAACCTTGGGAGTTAAAATTCTCCAAGGAGCTCAACTTCAAAGTGGGCTATACCGTCGATCCCGACGTTAATGTGACTAATTTTATTAGGCACTGGGCTAACCCTGGTTTTAGGTTTAGTTCACCGACCCCGTATTGGGTCTGGAGGAGTAAGGCTGACCACCTTAACCCACTAAACCTAGGTTATAGGTTTAGTCCACTGGACGTCACTTACCCCAGTGGTTGGAGGATGTATAATAGCTTCCTCCGTGATGAATGTTCTCTTCAAGAATATTCATTTCCAGAAGTTGCGAACTTCTTGATGCGTGAGGGTAGTCGTCTCCCCCCTCGCGTTACAAAT